GGTGCTGGTGCTGTCGGCGTGAACACAGTCCAAGTCACCACCGATGTTGCTGAGTGTGATCATCGCTATTCGTTTAAATTTAGCCATTATGCAGTCTCCTTATCCATTAGGTCAAATATAATAGCCTTAGCGCAGTTAATCATCTGACGAGCGCGGTTAGCATTGTGGGCGTCTACGCAGTCGGGTGGGTTCCATTCTGCTGAAAGGATTTCTTGGGCATCACTTAACATACCCATGGCAAACATCATTTCTTGGCCTGGGAAAGCCTGTGTTTTTACCATGTTATCTAATGCTCGTTTGCTCATACCGTAACATTGTAATTCCCACTCTAAATTTGCTGTTTTTTCTACCATCTTTTGCTCCTTTTCTTATTGTCTATACGTAGTATTATACAGGAAAAGTAACCAAAAGTCAACCAAAATTTAGGGTATTTTAAGAAATCTTTATAAATCAATGACTTATAAGTCTTTGAATTTTAAGGCTTATTAATCCAGTCTTTGTCCCACATATCAGCATAGGGATCTGGGGTATTTTTATCGTCTTTCTGCTGTTGTTCAAGGCGTTTGCGTATAACTTCCATACGCTGATCTCTGGGCACACGATAAACAGGCCTGGGCTCTTTGGTTTGATGAATTATAGCTGGAGGAGTTTCTTCTGCTTGGGCAGAACTAATTATTGAATCTGCTTGATGCATACCAAACAGTGCGCCTAAGTATTCTAACATTCAACAAGTATAGCATCATTGATCTAAATTGTCAAGATACTGCTGTAAGTTGCTACCATGTAAGGCCAGCATTATACTATCACGTTCATCGAATACTACGATTGACTTGTGGCTGGGTATATAATACGGACTTTTAAAATGTTTTTCTAATTGAATATACGCACGAGTTACCAATGGCTCGGGTAACTTAAACTGCCAGCTTTTAATCTCTGGGTTTTTATTCAGCATGTTGAATGCTGGGCGGGTTAAGCGTAGGCTATCAGGATTAACTGGATTATGCCACCAACTTGCAGGGTTATCGAAACGTTGATAGCGCAGGCCAAGTTTAGGATCACTGGTAAAAGGATTTAGAGTATGCTGTTGGAACTGAGCCTGCCATACATTCTGCAATGATTCAGCAGTGCGTTTGGCCATGATTAAGGGTAGATCTGATCGCCAACTTTGAGTAAGACTACACTAAACTTATCACTCTTGAATAGGGTGTTGAGTTTTTTAGCCAGATTGATAGCATGTCCGGGATTACTAAATGACACTTTTTTATATTTGGGTCCAGGATATGCCACTAACATATTTTGTGTCTTGAGGTTGATAGGTTGGTTATCAAAAAACACCGCCCAGATACCTTCTGAACTCAGAATCTGATCACTTTTGTAGTTTGTTTTGTTAACGTGCTCTAATAGCACATTAGGTTTTGGTCTTGACATTTATATGTTCTCCACATATATTTATGCCAATTATCAGAGTATATAATTAGAATTTACCGCCACCAACTTGCACGGTAATGACTTCATTGGCCTGTTCTTTTTTGACCTTAGCTAACTCTTGTATCTGCATTAACAGCTCAAAGATTTCACTGTGGATATTACGTGCTTCTACTGCTGTTAGAGTTAGATCTTTTGCGCCGGTCTGATTTAGGACTTTAATCTTGTTATTAAAGTTCTTCAGATGCAGGCTTAATTGTTGTTCCAAATAGTGCTCCATTTGCGATCCTTAGTCGTTCTTGCATTTCTTCTATCGTGTCATATGGCCCAGCATAGGGGTAGCGATTGAGTGTGATTAGTTTAGGGCAATATGATTTAACCCAACCGTTGTTAAACTTAACAATATAGTAGCCAGCACAGAAAAAGCTCTTTGACTTATTGCCCTTAGTATAGATAGGTAATTTGTGCTTGACATCCCACAAGACATTATTGGGTTTATGTTCGCAGGGAAATCCGTATACAGTATTGCTTTCAGTTATCACACGTTTTGGCGGTGTCTTATCTACTACAATATTATATTTGTCACTGAGTAGTTTTAGGCTGGCAAACTGTTCTTTGCGTTGATCATGAGAATAGACAACTCCCATTGGGTTAGCCAGGATGGTTCCAACCTGGTGTCCATTGTCTTCAACGATCCAACATTTATTCTTGACGATTGCTTTAGCTAACAGTGACATAATAGATAATTCCTACGTAAGTTAAATAGTGCAGGGCTTGGTCTAATCCAAGCCAAACCCAAAATTTATTGTCTGCAGGAGTAAGGCCCTTATTCAGTTGTTGTTTAGCCCAATCAATATGATAGTGAATCACCGCATCCGCCAATGGTGATAATAATAAATCGTTGGGATTATGCACAAATGGCACCAGAATCAGAAAGGTCCACGCGGCATGAGTGCCTGCATGATGTAACCCACCAGATGCACCATAGATACCCTTATCACGGATCATGTAGTCATACTGCGTTAGGAAGTCTGCGATGAAATGTTTAATACCAAACAAGGCCAATAATAGGAATACGGTTAATGTCATCTGTAATATACGCTACGGCTCTTAGGAGTCTCCCACCAATCAATGTGGTCAACTGTAACATTAAGTGGTTTCATTTTCGCATCTACCAGATCAGCCATCCAATGTGACAAGCGTTCACTTGTTGGCACAAAATCTACGATCATGAACCCTTCATAGTATTCATACTCTGGTGTATTAGGATCTAAGTCACTCAAATCTAAATGCCACCCAGCCCCATGCATGGTATTAGGAACCATCACAGGCACAAGTCCACGTTCGCCGATGATTTTGCTATACAAAGGATCATTCCTATCAATGATAAACTGATGATCGATATATTCATTAATCCATTTCTTCAACCATTCCAAATGACGGAAGTCTGTTACCATACCAGTCTGATCTAAACGGCCATCTAAGCTCTTTAGATATACCTGCATCTTGCCTTCATGTCCATGTAGGTGACGGCAAGCACACTTCAAGTCTGCCGCATATTCACCATTCAGTTTCTGTGTCCAAACTCTGTGTCCATAACAAAATTCAAACGTTTTATCAATAATCCAACTCATATCAGTCCTTGTGATGTTGCCATAATGTATCAGAACCACCTAAATGGCCCCAATCACTGTCTACTGTCATTCTACTACTTATACCACCTCTGGGGCGATATTCAATTTCTATACGGATGCGATCTGGTTCATATACTTTCATTAGATCCTTATACATGACATCTAATGCTCGTTCATAGCTTAGTCTTGTATCTCTGTATTGAAAGATATACTGCTTGAGACTTTTTAATTCAATAGTCTTATCCTTGCCATAGAACCAAATAGTCACATCACCAAAGTCTGGTTGATTAGCACCACCTAAGAATGTAAATTCTGGTATGCTGATACGCTGTTCATAGCCTTTAGCGGCATTAGGTAATGATTTAAGTATTGAGCTGTCGATACTATCCCAAAGTTTCTTTTCCATTCTTTCCCTCAATGTAATGTTTGCTCCAGTCATACTGTGTTTCTTGATGACGTGTGTCTTGATAGTGCGTAGGACCGTTGTAATAATCTAAACCAAAGTAACGGCGGATATTCTTTTGATCAGCTTGACTACCACACATGTCAGCACAGCGACTACCGACCAAACGATAGAAGTGTTCAAGATTATCCGTTACGGGTAATCCTGCTTGTTCTGCTAAGGTTTCTAATTCTTTATTCATCTTCCCAATTACCAGGTTTGACTCCACCATTATGATAGGTCATATAATTGAATCCTGCTAAACAAGCGATTATTAAAACTGCTAATGCTAGATAATATCCCATACTTTAAAGTCCTTTCTTAAGTATATATTATATTTAGATTTTTGGTACAAGTCAACTATTTTTCTTTTGGTTTAAGATCCAACCCACCATCACATTCAAAGTTCTTATTACATCGATACAAGTGTCCGGTCTGTGTATTCATTACAACCACTTCACTGGTATTAGGATCAATATTAAAGGTATAAAGACTATTGTTGCGATATTCTGGTGCTATCGTTTGGTAACCTAATAGTAACGCTGTGATTGCTTCGAATACCATTATATGTTTTTAGCGGAATCCAAAATACTTTCCAATTTGGCCTGACGCTCTAATAAGTTAAAGAAAAGTGCCAAAGTATTAGCCGCATCCACGTCTGCACGATGTGCCTTGCCTTTGAAATGTAGTTTAAAGTATCCCATAGCTGATGCTAACCCTCCGCTCGGAGTTTTACCGCGTGTCAGCATCAAGTATGTGTACCAGGTCTTAACATCGATCCAACGACGGCCAAAATGCGGGAAATCCACATGGTTTTTGCTGAATTCTTGTAGTAATTCACCACTATCACCACCACCCCAAGTTACTGGGTTAACAAAGACCTTATGCTCCTTAATTAGTTCACCTAACTCACGGGCAACATATTCATGGCTATAAGCATTAGCTGATATATCAGCATCTGTAATACCTGTGAGATCGGTGATAAACTCGCTGATAGGCTCTTGTGGATTTATATACCACTTACGGACCACATAGTCCTCGAATCGTGTATTCTTATCGCCTACGGCTACACCAACCTGGATTATCCTGCCAGATGGTTGATTGAGCTCCAAGTCTAACGATAAAAACTTACCATCTGCGATCATGCTGGTTCTTTCTTGGGATACCCTGCTGATAACCATTCGCCAATGGCCTGTGCATTATCGCTTAGTTTAACAAGATCATATTTGCCACAGAACTTCAAGAACTGCGCACCTACCATTGGTTGATTCTTTGGCACTGTTGCGACTTTGATAGTATCCCAGATCTTTTCTTTGATATGATCTGGTTGTGCTGTTAAATCTACTAAGGTCACGTTACGTTGATAATCATCTAAGACTTTATGTTCGACACCATTGTGATCAACCCAACGCTGTAGCATTAGATTGTTCCAGTTATAACCTTTTTTGTCTTTGTCACTAAAGGCTTCTTCTAAGCCAACTTTGTTTTTACTGCCTTTGGTGCGCACGCCTGGGTAAGCACTAAAAATATTATCAGTAGGGTCACCACGCATACACTTTTCAAAAAGTATAAACTTTGGATCTGGTATCTTCTTAGGTTCTTTGGTTTTCTTATCTATGACTGGTTTACCTTTTTTATCAAAGATACCTTGTATAGTATGGAGTTCATCCGTAATACCATTGTATTGATTTACATTGTCTGCAAGTAGTTGATGGAAATCAGTATCGCTAGACACAATAGTATGATGGTCGTTTGGATGAGATTGAATAAAGCCGCCAATAAGATCGTCTGCTTCAAGCTCAGGGTGGTGCAGAACTGTGCAATTTGTCTTATCCGCGATAAAAGTTTTGAGTGCATCAAATGTCTCCCAGAATAATCGATCTTCTTCTTGTTCACTTTCTGTTAATGCCGCACGTGCTACTGCACGATTAGCCTTGTAAGGAGTGTAAAAGTCCTTGCGCCAACTGCGACCTTCAAGACAAAAGATAACATGATCGGCCTTCTGATCACGCCAGCTTTTATTTACTGAAGCAAGGGTTACATGGATAGCGAAACCCAGCTTATCCCAAGTGTCTGCTTGGCGATGGGCTGAATGTCTTGCACGGAAGAATGTGTTTGCTGTGTCTACAAGTAAATATCTCATGTAAACATTATACTACCAAATTTGGTAAAGGTCAACTGATTTCTACCCTACCATTACCGAGATCTTTGCGATTGCTTGGACGGTTAGTAGGATCAGCCATTTCCTGTTGATAGGTTTCTAAAACTATGTTACGACAAACGCTTTGGAACCAATTGTCTACGATATCAGCATCTGTCTTGCCTTGGTATCCTGCACGAATCAATGTAGCTACAAATTTATCATTCCAATCCAATTCAAATGCACCCATACCTGGATCATTTGGATCGAGCTCCATGTTTAAAACTTTCACCCACGGTTCACCTTTTTTTGTTGCTTTGGCTTTTTCTGGATCCTCTGCAGGCTTTTTGGCTTTGGGCTTTTTAGGCTTTGGTGCTGGGGGGTCAACGGGCTTTTTACTATCGAGCTTAGGTTTCTTAACATTAGCACGAGTTTTGCCTTCTGTGACTTTACCTGCTGGTTCTTGTGCTACTTCATTTAATACTGTTTTTAGTTTATCGAATATGCCCATAATTATTCCTTGAATAAATCTACAGATTCCCAAGGTAAATTTGCTTTACCAAAGTGTCCATAGTTGACAGTTTCGCTGTATATAGGACGGAACAAGTCAAACTTATTTATGATACCCTGTGGTGTTAGATCAACATTTCTGCGAATCCAATCAGTTGTGATCCTATCGTAGTCTACACCTCGATCAGTTTTTACCCAAACACTGGTTGGTTCTTTAACCCCAATAGCATAGCTTAGTTGAACTGTGGCTTTATGTGCGCCTTGTGTGGCCACGATATTCTTAGCTAGATACCTAGCCATATAAGCAGCACTACGATCAACTTTAGTAGGATCTTTGCCACTAAAAGCACCACCACCATGAGGGCTATAGCCGCCATAAGTATCAACAATAATTTTACGACCAGTAAGCCCAGTATCACCATCGGGACCACCAATAACAAAACGACCAGTAGGATTGATAAGATACTCAGTATCGTCATCTAATAGTTCTCCAGGTAAAATGCCTTTGATAATATTTTTAACTGCTTCACGAACATCTTCAATGGCATATTCTGCTGAATGCTGTGTTGAACAAACTATCTTAGCGATACGTTTTACTGACCCGTTATCGTGATATTCCATTGTCACTTGTGATTTAGCATCTGGACCTAACCACGTTACAGGACTGATACCTGTTACTCCTTTACGTATTTCTGCAAGATGCTTAACAATTTTATGGCTATAATATATGGCACTGGGCATCAGATCTGGGGTTTCATTAATAGCATACCCAAACATCAGACCTTGATCACCGGCACCAAAAGAGTCTGTGCCTAAGGCGATGTCAGCAGATTGACCATGCATATAGTTTTTAATATCCACGGTGGACCAATTGAATCCATCTTGCTCGTAGCCTATGTCACGTATGACGCGGCGAACAGCATTTTCGACTTCCAAATGGTTATAGATACCTTTGTATTCACCGGCTATGATCACTTGATTAGTTGTTACTAATGTTTCGCAAGCACAACGGTAAGCAGGATTCTGCTCACGCATCATAAGATCTAATACAGCATCGCTGATAGCGTCTGCTACTTTATCTGGATGCCCTTCACTAACACTTTCACTTGTAAATAGATAACTCAATTATTTCCCCCAACTGTTACCCCAAAGATCAACATGTAATCTTGGGCTGTAATAATAACCACGACGCATAGCTTCATCTGCTACATTGAATTTGTTGCCATCGTAGACCTTGACCACACCACCTACTGGCATGATATAAACAACACCTTTGAATTTGGCTTTACGATACTCTGCTACGGCTTGATCCACTTCATCAAAGTCTCCAGGCTTCTCGACTACAAATTTAAGATAAGTTGTTCCAACCTTTTCATAACTCTTGACAATGTCAGGTTTGACAGCATCAGTCCATGCCTCGCCTGATGCACTTAGTTTAGCACTAACGCTAAATGTAACTTCTCGGCTACCACGATTCCACAATTTTAAATATTTGACAAAGTCCTCATGTAGTTCTTGGGTGCCATTGGTTTCAAATGTTAAGTTTAATAAATTAAACATATCTTCATGATCTAACAGTTCTGGATAGCTACGTTGCCAACCCAATAACGGTTCACCACCAGTGATTACCAAATGAGTGTCATTACCATTGGGCATGATCCAACTGTTACTTGGAACGAGATCTATCATACGCTTAACCACAGCATCGATTGTTAATAGTGGACTAAAGTTCTTAAATCTTGGATCCCATGATGCATAACTGTCACAGCCCGTATTAACTAAAGGCAATTCTTCATAGATACGATATTTTGCTGGATCGATGAACTCACGTTCTGTGCTCATCTGTGTGCGATCTGGCATACCAAACCCACCGCAGGTAAAGTTACAGCCAAATGTTCTTAAAAAGACTGAAGGCACACCAATAAAGCGTCCTTCACCTTGTGCTGAATAGAATATTTCACTGACTTTTAATTTACTCATTGATATGCTCTGTTATATTGGTTTTCAAGATATGTTGTTGTTTCATAAGCATCCATATATTGTAACATACTTGTTGATGTTGTGTCAATCTTAACGTTCCCATGGGTAGACGATCCAAACGTCTCGTTCTGCTTTGTTGATTGTTTTTGCACAGTAATTGACCTTTCTACTAAACTTGCTACTTAAATTATCGATCAACACAGCGAATCGGACATTATTACCCCAAACATCAGCCCACGCTGTATCATTGGGCAAACAACTGCTTTGCCAATCTTCGATGATCCAATCTAATGTAGCACCTGTGTCATTAATATCATCTACTACAAGGATATTTTTACGCAGTGCAGGATCGTTTGTGGGATCACCCTCCGGACGAGGCACGGCAGTAGCACTCACGTATCCAAAGGCATCTTCTGCCATCCAGCAGTTGCTTTCTGTATCACCACCATCACGTAGGCTGACTTTTAGTGCGTGCATTGGAATATCTAAGCTATTGCTCATCATTACAGCAGGAACAAGCCCGCCTCTGGTCAATCCTACGATATAATCTGGGCGCCACCCATCTTTATACATTTGGAATGATATAGTGTTTACCCAATCTCTGATAGTTACCCAATCATAATACTTTTTCTCAACCATAGTGTGCCTCTTTCATTTTGTCTACTTCTTGCATGTTGTGTTTAATAACCAAGTGATCCCATTTTAATAATAACATCAGTGCCGCACCAGCATCCTCACCCTTAAACCTAATCAGATATTCATCCTGCCCAGCCATTTTATGACTTAGGCGGCCCTGCTTATACCGCAAAACAGGAGTGATAATTTCTTTGCCCTTGGCTGTATAGTATGATGTATAGCTAACTGATCCTTCTATCTCCTGCCACCACGCTAAAAAATCATCGGGCATAGTGTTAACGACCACAGTGACTTCATAGTTGATAGTGCATCCAGGAGGTAATGCGATCAACGCATGAGCTCCAAGGTCATGATCTTGGCAATACTGTCTGTCTTATTCTCATCATCATCGTGTATGATGTGCATGTTGGTATTCCACTCTTGGCGTGTCTTGTCCCATCGTGTTACTTCTAAGATCACACCACCACTGGCATTATAGATGCGGAAGTTAGTTTCTGGGTTACGATCAAAGAATGTGGGGGCTTCTCTGGGTCCAACTTTGACATTGTCTCGACAGGGAACTGCTTCACCCCAATCATCAAAACGTTCTACACCTAACCACTCACAGATCTTACGTTTTAACCAATTCATCAGTTATCCTTTATAAGCACGCACACTGGCGATCTTATCACCTTCAAATGTGATTATATCAACTACTAAAAGTTTATCTGTGCCATTTATCAAGACTTCAATCTCTGCGGCTACAGTGTTACCGTCTTCATATAACGACAGTGGAATAACGGTGATAGTATCCACACTATCAAAAATAGTTTTGTTGGCAACTAACACATCAGCTTTGCCTGTAGCTGACCCAGTCCAATCACGTAGTGAGGGATTAGCTGTAAATAACTCAGCAAGACCATCAATGTCTTTACGGCTAAATGTTTCAAAATAGTTGATAGCTAATTGTTTACTCATCTTGGTGCAAACTCCTGTTGTAATTTAATATTGTCAAAGAACTCTTTTTTAGTATTGCCGTCATCTTTAAAAGCACCTTTAAGCACAGTAGTCTGTGTAAGACTTGAATGTGCCATAATACCACGGTTTTCACAGCAACCATGTGTGGCCTGTATGTAAACTGCTACGTTCTCACTGCCAGTTGCCTTCATTATTTCTCGGGCGATGTCGTTAGCAAGTTCTTCTTGTAGTGTGCCACGACGAGCACACCATTGAGCAATACGAGTATACTTACTAAGCCCAATAAGTTTTTGTGCGGCGATAATCCCAATATAGGCAACACCAGCGACAGGCTGATGATGGTGACTACACATACTGCGAAGCTCACTTCTAACCACGAGCATACCTTCATAACGGTCCTCCGAATCATTTGGAAAAGCTGTTGCATCTGGTGCTGGATCATAGCGTCCTGCCATGATCTCATATAGATACATTTTAGCCAACCGACGTGCTGTGCCTTGGCTATTTGGATCTGTGTAGCGATCGATAAGTAGACTATCTAACACACCTTCAAATTTCTCAGTTAATTCATCTACTAATTCAGCACGTTCACTATCCAATATAAAGTCTGAGATATTATCTCCAGCCCAATATCTGGTATTACTTGCTTTGATGCGTTCGAGAATCCGTTCGCTGATTGTTTTATCACTCATTTACGTCTCCGATGTTAAGGCAGAGGATTGCCATATTGTTATAGTATATAGGTTATTTAGGCGGTTGTCAAACTTATTTGATAATAATGATGTCACGTAGGTCTGGATATTCTTTGTATTTAGGTTCTTGATCTATATTTGGTAATAATTCTAACCCACGTATAGCTTCTTCTGGTGTGGGTTTATAGTGATAACCTACTCGGAATATCTTCTGCTGTTCCCACGGGCTAACAGATAAATCACGTCCGTCGTATCGCATGTGGCTTAATATATCATATATTTCTACATCATCTGTAAGTATAGCACCACCACGTCCTATGCTCAGGGGTTTGTCGAACCCAAAACTTAGGCACTGTATCATTCCTGGACGATACATGTTTTTACGTAATAACCGAGCACTGTCCCATATACGTGTATGTCCAAGTTGATATTCACCTATCCATTCCCAATCTTGATAATCATATTCAATATCCAACTTACACAAGGTCATTGGTATGCTAAGATAGGTGTGCGCAGGAATACTGCATTGTTTTACCTGATCAAAACGTAGGCAAAGTTCAACTGCATGAGTGCAACAATCGGTCATGACCACATACGGTGCACCAGTAAATTCAGCTAATGCAGATTCAAACTCACGTATTTTACTGAACATTGGCCAGAAGATTAGTTGCTGAAAAATAATACTTGGTTAGACTGGATGCCTGTTGCGGAATAAATTTAGCATATTCAGCATAGTTAGTCATGTAGTCTACGATCTTAGCCACTAATTGATCTTTGTGCTGTAGGTAGCTGTCAAATGATTCTGTCCATTCTTCTGGATAGCGCCATATGTCGGCATACATTTCGACGTAGCTCAGGCGATCCGGTACCATCGGAATCGCATTGACTAAACTACCTTCATAGCAACTAATGCCTAAAGTTTCTTGTAGGTTAGCACTAAACACGATCTTAGATGACCCTAAGAGTCCATGATATTGTAGTTTGTTTAAAGGCTGGTCTTGACAGACTATCCATTCATATTGAGGTAATGTCGCGGCCAGATCACGGAATATCTCAACTTGCTTTTCTGGAGCGATGCGATGTGGGAACAAGATAAGATCACGCTTGGGGATCTGTTTGAAAAATTCTAAAGTTTCTGGCATATACTCCATAGGCCACCCTGTGCGTGTGACATGATTGGGTTTGATCTGATCATAGCCGGTGTCTAAGCCTAATAGATTTTTTTCAAATATATCTATGTGGAATTCTGTAGCAAAGTAGTTATGATCAATAGCATAGAAGAATGATTTCTCAGCATGTCTGACCCAGGGCGCATCACCAATCAGTCTGCCTAAGAAGTCCTGTGGATCATAACTACCAGCGTGCCATAAGGCATGTATCACAACAGGAATGCCAAGCAACTCAGACATATACTTAAGATTGATAATTCCAGGGTGCCAAGCATCTGTAAAAATGAAATGATCTCCGGCTTTAACCCCTCCTTCAGTAAAGAGTCTGCCCATTCGTTCGACTTGTGCCGCTTTATAAACGTTCGTGCCGCCAAAGTTAAGAAAAGCCCCAGGAGTTGTAGCCGCTGGAATATCGTTTGGTCCTGAAATAATGTAAACTTCATGCCCTGCCTTTCCTAAGAGATCAGGCACATGAGTTTTCCACTGCGCCGTATAACGGGTTTCTACAGCTTCTAGATCAACTAAAAATACTCGAGCCATTATTGTCCTCTGGCGTTGTTATTACGAACAACACCGTTACGGGCCTGCCATTGTTGGCGTTTCTTGCGGCGTTCTTGCCACTCGCGATACTCTGGTGATCTATATAAATCAGCAGGATCATACTTGATCATACGGAAACGACAGTAGTTTAACCATGCGTCTAAGTCGTTGTAGATTTTTGTTACTTCTGGCGTCATGCGAAGATATTTTTTAAGCCAGACTGGTTGATTTGACACGATAAATCTCCTTTAGTAATATGTCAAGTTAAATTTTAAAAACACAGAATTTTTTATCATCTATGATTTTTCTCAGTGTATTGTTTGGTAGGCCTGTAATTACCAACATTGGTCTCGAATGACTACTGGCATTACAGGTAAAGTGTTTAGTTTTTTCAAAGTCACTATAGATAATAGTTCCAGCCTCCCAGTGTTGATAAAAAGAATTTTTAAATGCAAATAGTTGCCCAAATTCCCATGGAGCCAACATGATCGTTACTTTCACTCCTTGGCTTTGGAGTTCCAATGGCAATCCTGTAAAATTAGGATCATCTGCATGCTGCGGTATGACACAACCTGGACGTTGCGTATGTATGTAACTGGTATATCCCTTTTCAAATCCTAAAATGTCGGCCATTTTAGAAATCTTAGGTAGCACTGATGTAAGACTATCATCTAACATTAGCTCATATACATAATCTGAAAATTCTGTTCTTTCACACATTAATCTTTTGTGCGACATAGATAATGCGGTATAAATCTCACCATCCCAATCACCTTCAAATTTACCAATAGTAATAAATGAATCGTTATCTTCTTGGGTGTGTATGTATTCGAGATCAGCAGTATGAACCTCGTTACCGAAGTATTCACTGCCACAAAGAATCATTTTATTTTGATCTAACATATTTACAATGTAATCGATTGCAAGGGACGGGTATGATTGTACTCAACATAACATCCATTTTCACCATCTTCACTTACTTCAATCCAAACATCACGATTGGGATACTTTTCGGCTATCTGCAGATATAGATCATCTGCTATCATTTCACAGCTCTTATAGTTTAATTCTAATACACCACTGTAGAGACCTTCACACCATCGTTTAAACTGTATAAATTCGAGTTCTCTATCATCATGATATACATCAATACTTATCCTAAAATGGAACATGTGACGATGCGGATGTGCTAAGAATGCTACATCTGCTAGTTTAGGATCTTGCGCCGCAGCAGGAAAACAATGGATACCTTCACGTTGGAAAGTGACCCAAACTTTCTTTTGGCTGGCTTTTTTAATACGTTCTATACGTTCACGTTGTTCTAATATCATTTGATAATCTCATCTTGGCTATACTGATCCCAGTCAGTGAAGCTCTCAGTTGTTGTTAAATTACGTAGCTGATGGCACCAAACACCTGGATTAGTCGCATCAAAACCCTTGTCGTCTATCTTAAGTGTAGCATTATATCCCAACTGTGTCAAGTAGGGGATCTTTACTGATATTTGGGGGATAAAACGTCGATATTCTACTAATGGACTTTCTAACAGCCCTTCTATACAGTAGGCATCTAAATCCAATGTGCACCAAAATTTTGCTTCAAGACATTCTTTGATCATGAATTCCCACTGTTTCCATATACGTGCATCATCACACTCGATTTTTGGAAAGCTCTGATTAGCACCAAAATAGATGTGAGTGCATTGATTATCTTTGGCCAATTGAATAATCTCTTCTGGCCGTTGCACTCCTACCACAAATAGTGTGCGCATATTGAATGCTGGAGTTTTTTCGATCTCCCAGCCTATAAAATAAGTTACTTGATCCTGTTCACCAACTTGGTAATCACGTTTCATTTATTAATCCTTGATGATTTTATAAAATTCTGGAAAAGTCATTGCAAAATTTTCTTCTCTTATAGTATCTAATGCGCCAGTTATTTCTAAAAATTTATACCATTCTTCATGGTCGGCAGGTTGTTTTATAGTATTAATCAGTTCATCAAAATTACCAGCATTACTGAGTTTTTCAATTACTTTTGATTTAACATATTCGGGCATATTTTTAACAAACAGATATGCCGGGTCAATTAGTAAATTCCAAAACGGTGGAAGTAACTCTAATTCTTCTACTACCGCTCGTCTTAGTTCAGGCAAGTAGTAAACATTTAGTATGTCGACAGTGCTGATACTGTCAATCCAATATTCTGTTCCGTGCCCGTTAAAATAATGTTGCCATTTTTTCACATTTTCAATAACTGTGCTATATTCCAATCCGTGTCGTATATAATTAAAATGTTCCGCTACTCCGTCGATTGATACTCCGATTTCTACTCGCGCAAATTCTTTAATCGATGGCACTTTTTCAACTATGTTAACACTACCGTTCGTATTAATATATAGGGTAATATTTTTAGCTAATCCCTTTGCAATCAATTGATTGAGTAACCAAATAACCTTTTTATTGTATAATGGTTCACCACCAAATAATTCCAATCGTTTAAGTCCAATTGATAAATGTAGGATTTCAGCTAATTGTTCATCTGACCAATTTATTTCACTATTATGGATATTATAATATGTTTTTCCAGTTAAGTCAACCAATTTGGTCGTATCTTCAGCCCACCGACTGCTGTCCCCAGGATGGCAAGTTCGGCATTTGGCATTACAAACATTACCATTTTTAATAGTAAGAATAGTAGGAAACCCTAACTCACCTTCACTAATATTATATTCGATCTGGTCTACGACCTCCTTAGATATTTCCTTAAAAAAATCAGTGGTTTGTGTTTCATGATCCCAAAAACGTTTACGTAGACTACGTTTGCCGTTACGTTCCTCATGCCAACATCTTTCACATATTTCAGGTTGCTCATCGTTAATAAACTGCATACGTAGATTATCAAGCTCAGCAGACGCCCATTGGTGAGAGAAAATAAGAGGTTTTACAGCTTTCCACTGTGTTCCACCGAGATAAGGACAAGGTCCGAATGATCCGGATGGGTGTGTGGTTAATTGCACGAACGGTGCAACACAAAAGTTTTTTGGTAAAGCCATTATAGTTTTTTTAATTTCTCTTCAACTTCTACAATTTCTCTTTTAATGGCGGCTTTTTCAAATTTCATTTTTTGCATACCTTTGTCGGTCAAATAATGACTATATCCTTCTGCGATACGTTTATCTAAATCTCTATGTCGTTCTCTAAGAATTTCTAAATAGCTCTGTAACTCAGATTCATTACCATTTTTTAGATTATGATAAAAAATTTGTTTGCCCATAGACATATCATTCTCCTCCATATAATTCTTTAAATATTAACTTATGATTTTGTTTTGTTAATTTATCAAAGTTATCATAATAATCTAATTTAGTTATATCAGCTGATGAGTGTAATGATTCAATATTAGCCAGGATTTTATCTCTAAGTGTTTGACTACGCCTTGTTAGGGCAAAATTAGTCAGCTGATCAGTATATTTTTTAATCACATATTTACTAACTGAATTAAAGTTTGGCAGCTTATCACCGTGTTGGTGAACTATAAAAACATTTTCCTCTGGAATAAATTGAGTCAATAAATCAATGGCTTGATCTATAACTGTCATGCTAAGAGGAAAAAAAACCATATTAGTTTGAACTGTTGGAAAATCTTTTGTCACCTGTTTAAAATTAGAAAAGAATTCATCCCAATTGGCTCCAAATCTTATGTATTCATATTTTTCTCTAACAGCTTCAACGCTAACAACCACAGTGACGTTAGAGAATTTTTTTAATAATTCATAGTTTGGAGTATTTAATTTTGTTAAGTTTGTGGTAATTTGTATCCGACAGTTGGGATTTGTTTCTAATAGATTAGATAGTAAAGAATGATTTTCTTTGATCAAAAGAGGTTCGCCTCCAGCTAACATTAATACTTTTAAATTCTTAAGCATGTCTTTAGTGATATCTGGAAAAATTTTAAATTTTTGTTTATTACCTAAAAGATCATCCCATTTGCTGCTATAGCCGGAACCACAATATACGCAAGATAAATTACAGTAGTTACTCCATCTCACATCTAATAGTTCAAGTTTGAAATCATCAGTACGGTATACATTATTATAAAAATCATCAGGGCCATAAGTAGATCGCATACTGGGTTGATAAGCATCAGTTGCTTCGACTTTCCAACAATTATCACAGTTACTATGCTGTAGATCTTCAACAAATGCCTGCCTAATTTCAATAAACTTTTTGTTAGTAGGAATAGAATTTAAATCTGTTGTTGTGATATAATCTTTACTAATACAACAAATTTTAGTCTGATTCGTTTGTTCCAAGCATAAACTGGACCACGGCGCAGAACAAAAATTTTTTCTATTGTTCACTATTTTCTAATGCATCTAAGTTAGATTCGTCAAACCCACTGTCATCTATGTGATGTTCTTCTGATTCTTCGCTTTCAAATAAATTATTAAACATGGTTGAAGCATTTACGGTTTTCTTACCTGTAGCACCGCGTGTGCCAATGATGCTCATCCAGAACTTGTTATAGTCTTCAATCACTGCCAATGCTTCACCTTTGTTACTGGTAGCGAATATGGCTTCTACTACATGTTTAAAATAAGTGCGATCAAATGTTTCCTGCACTAACATACGAGGTGTAACGCCTTGATCATATTGTCGGTTAGCTTCCTGCACTGCTGAGATATGGCTCCATACATTGTGCCCCATCTGGATAGCATAGCTGAAACTATCCCACGATGTCTTACCTTCTTTGCCTATCTTATTTAGGTCGCCGGGTTTATAGATACAGATATCTTTGACAGTGCAACGAGCACTAACTGGACTATCAGTAAAGTTTTCAAATATCTTATCCTGTAGAACAGCATCGCGGAAGCGGCGTTGGTCTGTGGCATATTTCTTGTCGTCAACACTGGGCACCATACGATATACCCATTTCTCACGATCAGTGATTTCAGTCTGTATGTAGATCTGCCCGTTAGCTGACGCTAAGAATGGACTAGCACAGTCAAAACTAATAGTAAAGTTTTCGTTGTGATACTTACGCACCGCACGTTGGATGTCTGTTAATAAACAAGCCCATTCAAGTTTGCTGGTGCCCAAGAAGTGCATCCAATCATGCCGTCCTTTTTCTAATAGACCATCGTGACGTAGTTCAACCAGACGGCGCAGAACTAAATGAACATCACACATATTCTGTCCGCCCATGGCCCAACCTTCAAATGGTTGCGCATATTGACGTGGATCACAGTATTTCTTCATGCGATCATACCAATCATCTGCGTCTGCGTGATTCTCACCCTGCAATACATTTAGGAACTTACATGCACCAGTCCTGTTCTTCATAAAATAATCATTGTTGATGTAAGTGCCCTGCACTGCTTCAATATAACTGGTAATGCCTGTGGCCTTGCGACCTGCTGGCGAACGGGCTACCCAGGCTGGAATATCAAGGATCATGCCGCGATCCATGTAAGCATCCATCCACGACAATACCAATTCACGTTTCTTCTGTGCTTTAGGACAGTTGGGATCTTTCCAATCACCTTCCCAAACACCCTTACCAATCTGGAATCCACCACTATCACCTAAGATGAAACTGCGTGAACGATCTCTATTACGCACCATATCTTCTTTGGGACTATGTTTGTTTACATCAAGTTCTGCGTGTCCTGCTGAATACAAGGCCCATTGATATGGAAAGTATGCTGCATCTGGATTGAGCCAGTTAAGCCCTTCGATACCAGAGTCAAAGTCTGCAGGTATACGTTGGGGATCAACATAGTTTGGGTCATGCCTTTGCTTACCTACGTAAGTAGCATAGAAACCACTTAGTGCTGGTAGAAAAACAGCATAATCTTTTTGTTTTTGGGTTAGGTTATCACGATTCATAAAATTTTACGCTACCAATTAATTTATAGTCTTCTTCGAAATGTTGCTGTAATTTTAACACAAGTTCTGGGTTTTGTTCAAGTAAGTTAACATAGTATTCTTTGGTTGTTCGCCGACTATCTTCATTACTGCTGTTATATTGTATTGCTATATCAACATTGGTTCTATAAGGCCGATTATAAATCCAATTGTTTAAGTTTGCCTTAAGGTTATCACCTACTAACATAAATGTAGCATTGTTAAGGTCTACTCCTTGCAAAAAATATGTCTGTAGGTCCGTGTGATCGTCGAAAGTTATCTTTTCAAATATTTCATCTACAGAAAGATCTTGTTTGCTGTTAAATAGATACTGTGTGATACCGCTACACCAACGTTCAATAGGATCACGTAACATGATCAGATTTTCGTTGCTGTTTATTAAGGTTTCACTATGTCGCCAAAAACCGCCTGATCCTATCAGCACACCTTTGACAAAACTACTGGCATTCTTAGGAATATGTATGTAGCTGATATTATTAATATCGTCTACCCAACATTCACCTAACCTATGTCCAAGGTGCGCCCAACGGCCTAATTCCATTACTTGCTCTGTGCTGGTAAGATATAGTTGTAAGTTGCAAGACCTGAATTAACAGTGATCTGTGCCGCACCTTCATCGCTGATGCTGAACTTCTTATCACCTGGTAAGTCTAAAATGCTGATAACTGCTTTAACTGGCCAACTCCAACCTTTAGTTAGTGAACCTGTAACACCTGCTTGGAATACGAAATTACCTGCATGGCTTGAATGATCACCAAATGATAGCTCTAAGTTACCATTGTTAGTTTTAGCAGTAAAGTTGTTTTCTTCACTATTAGCTGACGCTTGGAATTTGAGTCTTTGAATATTGGCCACAGTTGGTTCAAATTCTACGTTCCAAGTTACTGGACGCATCTTTACAGTTTTTAGTTTGTCATTAACAATCTCTTGGCTCATAAAACGATAGTCGTTTTTAAAGTCGCCTGCGGCATTTTCAAAATGCAATCCTACAGGAACTTGAGCTCCGTTTCGATCTTGTTTGGTTAATGTGATCTTAGCGTTTTCTTTGTATTCTGGAATACCTAAGATAGTGCTTAGTTTACCTAAGTTTGGCATACCGAATATACCAACAAATTCTGCAACTGGGCCATTAAGTTTGGCCTGCACAATAACTGATCGATCTTCAGCTAATGCTTCGATGGTTGTTTCTTCTGCTGTGCCTGATACTTTAACTAAGTCAATAATGCCTAAGCCATAAGTGTTTTTAACGATGTCTAATAGATGGTCTCTCATGTGTTTCTCCTTTGATAATATAGTGTATATGATTTATTTAGATCGTGCAAGAGGTTTGATAAATTTATTTGGTTAATATTTTCCCCCTTGCTTGAGATCGTTTTGTTGTTAGTAATTCTCCTGGTTTTTTGATTTCAATCCAGCTGATGTGTTTCACATCGGGGTCAGAGTTAATCATATCATAACTTGTAGGCTCTACATATCCGATTTTATTACAAATTTCCAAGATTTTCCTATTAGAAATAAAACTCATGCCCCCAGATTCTGTTAGCTTACAGCAATCAAATATGTCACCGTTATTATAACTAAACATTAGCGTTCCGCCCGGACGTAATAACTTTAATAGATTTTCTAAATATTTTTCTACTGATCCTATTCCAACATAATTAAAAAAAGACCAACACAAGATAAATCCAAATTGATTTTGTGGTAAGACCAGCAGGTCGTGCCCCGATAATACATATTTCCTTATGCGATTATTATATACTGTGTTGAATTGTGAGGTAACATCAGAGATGTAATCCATATCATAATCACAGATATACAATGGATCATTGGCAATTAGTTCTGAAGTAAATTTTTTTGCGTCTGATCTACAACCAAGTTGCAGTGCAGGAAAATACCAGTTCGAATACTTGTGGATATTGGCCCGGATCGCTATCTCCAGTTCTTGATCTAATGTGAATTCAGTTTTAAAATAGTATTTAAATGGTTCATCATCTGGTTTAGTTAGTAACTGTGCAGCCAGTTGATCAATCGCTTCGTTTATGTCATCAATGATATCTGGAGCTTGTTTTTTAATCGTGTTTAATTGATCACGCAAAGAACTAAATCCTGCAATGATGTTTTCTATTTTAGTATGTGCAGAAAATTTATCAACATCAGCATTTTCTTGAAGAATTGAGTCCATTAAATTGATGCTTATGTCAAGGCCCGGATCTTGTTCTAACAGCGCAATTCGATGTTTAACATCATCTCTAAATTTTATTAACTGGCTTACTAACACGATTATTCAAACGTAAATAGATTATCAAATGTTGTGGCAATCTGTGTGTTTTCTGCGATTCGCCAATCCAACACACCTAATAGGTTTTCTACCTTTTGGTCTACGATAGTGGTCTCCATCTCAGCATCATCAAAAGGCAATTCTTTAAACCATTGTGGAATATGTGTTTCATCTGTAGGATAGCCTACTGAACTATAGCCCAGAGGATTGTCTTTGAGCTTGCATACGATAGTTTTCATACCATCTACGATATTCATGCTATATTGATCACCCATCATACGTTTTAAGTTGTTCCAATTCATTGCCGCACGCACATGCCCGGGCATGTTGGCTTTACCTAAGCGTTCTTCTTCTTTAGTGTATTTGGTCAAGTTGTTTACACGTTTAGGTGTGCCTTTTTCCCAAGCGGGACGATCAGTGAATGCCAACTTAAATTCACGAACTTTTTCAATAATTGCTTCACGCTCTGCACCTGTTAAGACATCGAGTAGAATATCGCTTAGGAAGTCTTGGATGACCTTTGGGGTGTCTGAACGTTTTAAGTCTAAGCCCATGGCTTTTACTTTACCTGGGTGACCCACTGAATCTAATCGCTTGCCTTCTAAATCATAGATCAATACAGCATACCGTTTCTTCTTGATAAACAGGCCTTTGAGTGCTACAAGTTCACGTCCACCTTTGATCAGCTCGCCTTGTCGACGTGGAGTATGGAAAGCACGCTCACAGAATGCAGGGAAACTTTCGTTGACCTGATCTGCGATATTATCATAAAGGGCCACAGCCATATCTTTATTCCACTCCATCTTACCAGCTTCTACATCTGCACGGATAGCAGGCCAAACACTGAAATAACATGAGTCTGTATCACCATAGATTATCGCTTCACCTACGTGATCATACTTGCCCATGATACATTCATTGATATAAGCATCCATATGGCGTGCGATCACACGTCCAGTTAATGTAGTTGATTGTCCGATACGCTTATCAAAAAAGCGACAACCTGGATTAAGGATAGCACCATACAAGCTGTTCAAGTTAATCTTCTTGACCAACTGACGCTTGTCCCAGAACGCTTTGTCTTCGTCTGTAGTGGCATCTTTTTTCTTGGCTTGCATTTCTTTACGTTCAGCATACCAACGCTCTAATAGTCCCGGCACCACACCTTTGCGTTCATTGTTAAAGATAGTACCGTTAGCACTCAAGATCCAAGGCTTGTTGCTGTCAAATATCAATCGCCAACAGTCTGCGGCACTGATTACATCACTGGTACCATTTTCCCAATCGATGGTAATTTCTGTGCCCGCTTCCATATTCATCACGGCGGTATATTCTAAGCTACCAAAGATATTTTCCCACGCATCAGCAAAACTACTACCTGCTGTCATTTTCTCTTTGATATAGTGCTCAGTCATCACAGGACGCAGTTGTCCTACGATAGTTTCTGGACCCATGTTCAGCGCACGAATCGCTGAGGGATATAGTGAGTTGATATCGATAGCACCTACATAGTCATGCATGCCCTGTTTAGGATATGCCACATACGCACCTGCGGCCTGTGTGTCAAACTGTTCATCACGATTGCGATTTGGCACAACCATACCTAATTGATGTGCTTCATTGATGATAGCCTGCTCGGTAACAGCCACAGCACCCATGGTCGTCTGTAGTAGCACAGTGTTGTCATGCGCCAACTCATTCGCCAGATCTAAAAAGCGCAGTTTCTTGTCTAACTTAGCTACCAGCATAGCATCTTGGCGATTGTAGTCAATAAACTTAGGGAAATCTTGATTGTATAACTGATCTAAAGTACCTTCATACTGTGTTTTACGTTCATCTAATTCATACTCAGCGATAGCATCTAAGCTGTAACTATGACGTTCTTCGTATGTGTATTTGCGATACAGTTGCATGTAGTCTAAATGGACTCGACCAATTAAGTCAAAGGTCATATTAGCCGCACCAAAGCGTTCGAACTCACGCTGTTTAGGGAATTGCCCCCATAAGCAGAATCTGCGTGTGTCATCTTTGCTGAGCACACGATTGGTACGCTGTATCATGTAAGGAATATCGAAACCTTCTGAGTTCCAACCACTTAATATATCTGCATCATCAATCAAATCCAAGAATGTTTTGAGCAGATCCTCTTCGCGTTCCATTAGGAAACAGTTGTCATACTGCCGACATATCTCTTCAGCGGTTTCCCAACTCATGCTCTTAGGTGGCACCACCATTGTTACCAGTTTGTCTAACCAATCAAGATAAACCGATACCGCAGTTATGGGATTAAATGGATCTTCTGGTTTTGAGAATCCTCTGACTGGATCAAAGTCAACCTCAATGTCGAAAAATGCTGTTTGTAGTTTTGGTGCGGGTTTGCCCAGATAGTTTTCTTCTAAGCAACGGAACACGGGGTTGATGTCACTTTCCCATATACGCTTACCTGAATTTATTTTGAGTTCTTTGTGGAACTCTTTGCCTATCCTAGTGCTAAATCTATTAACAGGCGTATCGTAAATAGTGCGAAACTTACCGCGAGGATCATCATAGTAGAAAACATAATTAGCTGGAAATTCTTGATATTCTCTCTGGCCATTAACTCTCTCTACGATATAGATACGATCTTTTGTTCGATCGAACAGTGCGTCAATATAACTCATTTATTTTCCTTTTTGTGCGACTTCGAGCTCACACACACTCTGCATACCCAACATGGGCGTTTAACTATTATACAACAACCTTATCCAAGTGATCAAGTCGATTGTGAAAATCGTAATACTTGTAGCTAATAATCCAAAACTACCACGGCTCACGCTTGAATATATACTGATAGAGATGGCTATTAGAAATAAACTATAACATAACAATAATGGCACATTCGGCACTGTAAATGCAAATATCAAACCAATAGTTAAATTCAGTAACCAATTTATAGTTTCTAATATTAATCTAACGGGATGACTATGCCAATCATCTTTTATAAACTTTACAGTCTTGTGCCAATCGATCAAACTGTGCGACCAACTGTTTCTAAGATGTCTGTCAATACTTCGTGATCGGCATTGGTTTCTGTTAGTTTAGATTTTTGAGCAATCTTAATGGCTTTTTTAAGTATAGCTGGTTTGATTTCCAATTCTTCTGCTACAGCTTTGACTGTATCATTTAGGCCAGCAGTTAAATCTTCCACTTCTTGTAATACAGCGATACCTTCGTTAACCAATTGAGTTAATTTAGCTTTTTGCTCACCCGAAAACATTTTTGATGCCATTGTGGCTCTCCTTGATTGAAAAATTTATTATACTATAATTATATATGCTTGTCTACCACGAAGTCAATTTATTCTGCACTTACGCAAGATACGAGTAGCAGTTTGAAATTGATAAGCAAGGTCATCGAATAATCCTTCAGGCGGGCGTTCAGCATAAGCACGACTCATGTAGGCCATCTGACCCATATCACTATAGTAAACTTCTGTAGGCCAGCGATGCTTGCCCCATTCCATGCTGTTGATCAGTAGGCATTCGTCACCTACGTTTTTGAGTAATTCTTTTTTGGCCTGTGTTGGTAGAGTAGCACTGCTTAATAATTTAACGCCTACCGGAACTGTATTGACTTGTGGTTTATCGAGATAATGGGCGAATAGATGGACAACGTAAGCTTCTATTTCGTGTTCCAAATTTATTGTGAGCTCGCATTCGGCTCTGCGAACTAGATCATAGGATTCTCTAACGTAGACATCCCAATTGGTCATTTTAGCCTCTTGCGGCAATCTCTTGGGCCATTTGTAACCCGGTTATTGCATCTGGTGCTGTCACGGTAATTTCTTTACCATCAATTACAAATGTCATGCTCATCAGTTCCATTATTTGTTTCTCCCTGCTTTCATGTTAGCACACCAGTGTGCCATACGTGCTCGTTCACCCGAACTATTTTTTGCTATACTTCTTAATTTAGTCACGCTCTGCTTGCAATTTACACCTGAACGTTTAGCAAGTCCTTTACGGCCTGGTTTCTTACCATCTGCAAAGTTTTCAATGATATAAGTGTCTGGGATCTCACCATAGCGTTCAGTCCACATGTCGTGTAGCTCTTGACCAGTTAGGTCATAGGTATTGGCTATACGTGTCATGATCTTATCAATCTTAGCATAGACCTGTTTGTCTGATAGTTTGTTTAATTCTTTTTTACGATGGTCTAATGCGGCTTTAAGTTCTGGTACAGCACCCTTGGCGTTACAACGTTTGCCTTCTGTGATAGGACCACCTTCTATCCAGGCGTCACATGTTCGTTTGCTTGCGCACTTGAATTTAAGGAATTTACAATAACCTAAGTGTCCAGCATCGACTGAGTCCATAGCACTGCTTCCTGGTTCAGATCCTATGCCTTTAGCTATGCAGGCCTGCATTTCTTCAGATAGGTCAAATGCTCCACAGTTACCACAACGGTTCTGTTTAACTGATTCTATGTCACTGGTATTCCACTTGTCTGCTAGCTCAGACCAATATTCATCATTAGGTAGATTAGGATTAAGTGGACCATAGTGATATTCATCTATGGCTTTTTGGCGATTCTTTAGGTTTAAGTTGATATCCTGTGTTGCTGGTGGGCATCCTTCTTCTGCTTCTTGTACTTTAGAAGGCACTAATTTAATCCTACCATCTTTCAGCATAGGGTCAACATACTGTCTGCGAACTTCTGCTGGACTCATGCCCAACTGTTTGCTTAAAACATGTACCCTGAGATCTAACTCTTCACCAGTATATAATTTAGGTTTTTCTACTGCTTCACTTACGCTCGAGCTTTTGGTTTTACGACCGGCTTTGCGTGCTCGACGTCCAGCACAGTGTGCCTTTTGGCTAAATCCTTTGGGATTACTGCAATTTATACTTTTCTTATATTTCTTAGTCCATGTTTCTGGTAGCATCACTGGTTCAGCACTTAGATACTCGGGGTATTTGCTATCAAATTCACGCATCATGATGCCAGCTTGTTCGTGTGCTTGATTTTCTTCTGCTGATCCAGTTTGCCAACTGTCTGCATCCAGCTCACCACGCTCACCTTGTGCATAATGCACTAATTCGTGTGCTAACGTGCGGATGATATCTACTGGATTGCGATTGTCTACGACCACGCTGACCTGGCGACTTTCGTTTTCAAAGCGACCAAATGTAGGCACGTGTGTGTCGTGTAGGGCTTTAACCAATCGTATTTTTGGCACATGATCTAACTTTAGATGCTTGATGGCAATAGGTAGAAACCCACGTAAGGCTTGTATCAATACGGGTTCAGTGTTCTCAAATAGTTC